TAGGTACACTAAGATGTTCCAATCAGAGCATCTAGTCGAAAAGTGGAAACCCCTCCTAGAGTATGAGGGTCTCGATAAAATCGAAGACAATCATAAGAGGTCTGTAACCGCTGTTCTACTAGAGAACCAAGAAAAATTTTTAAGAGAGTCATCTGCTTTCCAAGAGAGTGGATCACTTCTTTCCGAAGCCGCACCAACAAACTCTGCAGGTAGTAATCCTCCAGGTTTTAGTGGTACTGCAACTGCAACTGGTCCTGTTGCTGGTTTCGACCCAGTTCTAATCTCTTTGATTAGACGTTCAATGCCTAACTTGGTCGCATATGACCTAGCAGGTGTTCAGCCAATGAGTGGTCCTACTGGACTTATCTTCGCAATGCGTTCACAGTACGTTGACCAAGGTGGTCAAGGTTCTGGACGTACAGAGGCATTCTACAAAGAAGCTAACTCTGCCTTCTCAGGTATGGGTGCTAGTTTCACCAACACTGCTGGATTTAGTAATACATCCGTTGGTTTTGGTACAACTAACCAAGAGACTTCAAGTAGCAACCCATCTGTTCTTAACCCAACTGCTACTGCTACATCTACTGACTACAACGTTGGTCAGGGTATGGATACTGAGTCTGCTGAGAAACTCGGTGGAACAGATGAGCAGCAGTTCAACCAGATGGCATTCTCAATCGAGAAAGTCACTGTTACTGCCCGTTCAAGAGCCCTCAAGGCTGAGTACTCACTAGAGCTTGCTCAGGACTTGAAAGCTATCCATGGCTTAAATGCAGAAGCAGAACTTGCTAATATCCTCTCTACTGAGATCCTTGCTGAGATCAACAGAGAAGTTATTAGAACTATCTACAAGACTGCAGAGCAAGGTGCTGTTGAGAACACAGCAAGTGCTGGTATATTCGACCTAGACATTGACTCCAATGGTAGGTGGTCAGTTGAGAAGTTCAAAGGACTTCTGTTCCAGATAGAAAGAGATGCTAATAGAATCGCACAGAGAACACGTCGCGGAAAGGGTAACATTATCATGTGCTCTGCAGACGTTGCTTCTGCATTGACAATGGCTGGTGTACTTGATTACACACCTGCTCTTAATGCTAACCTTAATGTTGATGATACTGGTAATACATTTGCTGGTACTATCCAAGGTAAGTACAGAGTATACATTGACCCATATTCTGCTAACCTAGCAGCTAACAACAGTGGTCTTGCTCAAGGCAGCAACCAGTACTATGTTGTTGGTTATAAAGGTGGTTCACCTTATGATGCAGGTCTGTTCTATTGCCCATACGTTCCACTACAGATGGTTCGTGCAGTGGGTGAGGAAACCTTCCAGCCCAAGATTGGCTTCAAGACAAGATATGGTCTTGTTTCCAACCCATTTGCTGAAGGACTTACTCAAGGACTTGGCAGACTCCAAGTTAACAGCAACCGCTACTACAGAAGAGTTGCAGTTAAGAACATCATGTAAGCTAGATGCTTATATTTCTCAAAGACCTCCTCTTGTAGGGGGTCTTTTTTTATCTAAATATTTAAAAAGCATATTATAATGACTGCAACAGGTTTTAGAAATCAAGTAAAGAATAAGAACTTCTTAAACCCTACTGGTTTTAAGTTTATATTAAATCGTGCTCCTAAGGTAGTATTCTTTTCTAACCAAGCAAATATACCAGGATTAAATCTTGGTGTAGCTGAGCAACCAACATACTTAACTGATATTCCAGTACCAGGTGATAAACTTCAATTCCAAGATTTAAGATTAAGATTCTTAGTTGATGAAGATTTAGAAAACTATCTAGAGATACAGCATTGGTTAAGAGGACTTGGTTTCCCAGATAGTCTGAAAGAGATATATCAATGGCAAACAACTAATCCAAATGCACCAGCAGGAGTTTTAAACTATACTTCTGATGGTACAATGAATGTTCTTTCTAGTTCTAATACACCAAACTTTAAAGTTAAGTTCTTGGATATGTTCCCTGTATCATTATCAGATTTAGACTTTGATGCTACTGATAGTGATATAGACTACTTGACAGCAGACGTTACTTTCAAGTATACTATATACAACATTACTGATTTGAACGATAACATTTTATGAGTATTGATCTTGAATCTATTCAAGAGATGTGGGAGAAAGATGCACAGATAGACAGAGATAATCTACATGAAGAGTCATTAAATATTCCCTCTCTACATGCAAAGTATTTTGAATTGTATAATACTATATTTCTTTTAAGAAAGAAAGCAGAACAGCAACGTAAAAATATTCGTCATGAAAGATATGAATACTTCTCTGGGAAAGCAGATCCTGAGGTATACATAGAGAATCCTTTTCCAAAGAAGATAAGAGATAAGGATACATTGCAGAAGTATCTTGATGCTGATGAGAAACTTTCCAATTCAAATTTGAAGATTGATTATTATGATACCATGCTTGTCTACATTGAAAGTATTTTAAAAGTAGTTCAGAACAGGACATTTCAAATAAAGAATGCAATAGAATTTATGAGATTCAATTCTGGATTAGGTTGATAAATACTTCTAGCATGATGATTAGAAGTGACCAACGTTATAATACAAAAATCAAACGAAGTATATTTAAAGATAAAGGCAGAGCCTCATATTGAGTATGAGTTAAGAGATCACTTTACTTTTGAAGTAGAGGGTGCAAAGTTCATGCCTCAGTATAGAAATAGAAACTGGAATGGTGAGATACACCTCTTTGATCTTAGATCTAAGAGAATTTATATAGGACTATTAGACAGAATTATTTCTTTTTGTGAGAGAAGAGATTATAGTTATAAATTTGTAGATAATGAATACTACGGTACTCCTTTTGAGATAAATGAGGAGATATCATACGAAGGTGTCAAAGATTATATGAAATCTATTTGTCGTCAAACTCCACGAAAATACCAAATTGAGGGAGTATACGATGCCTTAAAACATAATAGAAAATTATTGATATCACCCACTGCCTCAGGCAAATCTTTGATGATATACGCTCTTGTAAGATATTATGTAGCGAAGAAACAAAAAATACTCTTAGTCGTTCCCACGACATCTCTTGTAGAGCAGATGTATAAAGACTTTGAAGATTATGGTTGGGATTCTGATTCATATTGTCACCGTATATATGCAGGAAAAGAAAAAACAAATGAATTGCCAGTTACAATTACAACGTGGCAATCAGTTTATAAATTAGAAAGATCTTTTTTTGAAGACTATAATGTAGTTATAGGGGATGAAGCTCACTTATTTAAAAGTAAGTCATTAGTATCTATAATGACTAAATTACATCATGCCAAGTATAGATTTGGTTTCACTGGAACATTAGACGGCACACAGACCCATAAATGGGTGTTAGAAGGACTATTTGGACCATCATACAAAGTAACTAAAACAGAAGAATTGATGAAACAAGGACATCTTTCTCAATTAGATATTCAATGTATTGTATTAAAACATGCACCACAAAAATTTGAAACTTATCATGATGAAATAGAATATTTAATTACTCATGAACAACGAAATAATTTTATAAAGAATCTTGCATTAGATTTAAAAGGGAATAGTCTAATATTATACAGTAGAGTGGAAGCACATGGAGCAGTATTATATGATTTAATAAATACAAATAAACAAACTGATCGAAAAGTATTCTTTGTTCACGGTGGTATTGATGCAGAAGAAAGAGAACTAGTTCGAGAGATTACTGAAAAAGAGAATAATGCAATCATCGTTGCCTCCTACGGTACATTCTCAACTGGTATCAATATTAAAAATCTCCATAATGTTATCTTTGCTTCTCCAAGTAAATCACGCATTCGCAACCTGCAAAGCATTGGACGAGTTCTTAGAAAAGGAACAAACAAAGTAAAAGCAATCCTATATGATATATCTGATGATTGTACTTACCGATCACGAAGAAATTACACTTTAAATCATTTCATTGAAAGAATTAAAATCTACAACGAAGAAAATTTTAATTATGAAATAATTACAATACAATTAAAAGGAAAATAAACTATGTCAATCGAAAATGATTTCTATGCAACAATAAAATTTAAATCTGGCGAAGAAATATTTGCTAAGGTTGCCGCTTCGGAAGAAGAAGATAGAACTATGTTAATTGTTCATCATCCTATTATGATTGGAGAAATTAAAGGAAAGGGTGGAATAGTAGGGTATAAAGTGGAACCATGGTTGAAAACTAGTAAAGAAGATATGTTTATTATTAATATAGATAATGTTCTGACTCTATCTGAGTCTGTGGATGTAGAAATGATTATGATGTATAAAAGATATCTTAAAGATACAGAAAATGATAGAAAAAATAATTTAAAAATTAATAGAAGAATGGGATATCTTGGAACTGTGGATGAAACAAGAGATTCCTTAGAAAAGCTCTTTAAAAAAGATAATACTAATAGCTAATACCTTTTTCCGAAACCCCACAGAGTTATTCTACTTGGTTTTTGAAACTTGTCAAGTGGGTTGAGAAATGTTATACTATCTACATAGTAGTGATAAAAACTTATGGCTATTGCTCCCGGTAAAACTATGGGAAGACGAAAAAGGTCGGAACATTATGTTAACAATAAGGAGTTTCTTGCAGCGTTAATTGAGTATCGAGATAATGTCGAGATTACTTTTATTAAGAAGTATGGTAGAGAACCTGAAAAGGCAGATCGATCAACTACGTGGGAAACCAAACCTGTTATTCCCCGATATATTGGGGATTGTTTTTTAAAGATTGCAAATCATTTATCGTTCAAACCAAACTTTGTAAACTATATGTTTAAGGAGGATATGATCTCTGATGGAATCGAAAATTGCGTTCAATACATACATAACTTTGATCCTGAGAAATCCAAAAATCCTTTTGCTTACTTTACGCAGATTATACATTATGCGTTTCTCAGAAGGATTCAAAAAGAAAAGAAGCAGTTAGATATTAAAACAAAGATCATTGAAAAGACTGGATTTGATGAAGTTATGGTGGTAGATGATAGAGCACTTACTGGTAGTAGTTCGGATTTCTATACTATTAAAGATAATATCATTTACAAGCAAAATAGATGAGAGTTGCAATAATAACAGACACTCACTACGGTGCTAGAAAGGGTTCTAAGTATCTTCATGACTACTTTGAGTTATTCTATCGTGATGTCTTCTTTCCGTCTTTAGAAGAGCATAAGATAGATACTGTCATTCATATGGGTGATATATTTGATAGTCGCAAGGCAATAGATTTAAAAAGTCTAGAGTGGGCGAAGAGAGTTGTATTTGAACCTCTTAAAAAATATAAAGTCTATGCAATTATTGGTAATCATGATTGTTATTATAAAGATACTAATCATGTAAACTCACCAGAGTTATTATTACAAAACTATCCTAATATAAAATTATACAATAAAGCAACTGAAATTAAGGTTGGTAAGGCAAAGATATTAATGCTTCCTTGGATTAACTCTGAGAACTTTGATGAGACAAAACAGTTAATAGATAAAACCAAAGCAAAGGTTGCTATGGGGCATCTTGAGATTAATGGATTCAAGGCAACTCGTGGACATTTAATGGAAACGGGAATGGATGTAAGGACTTTCAATAAATTTGAGAAAGTTTATTCAGGACATTTTCATACTCGTTCTAATGATGGAAAAATTTATTATTTGGGTAATCCATATGAGATGTTCTGGAATGATGTAAATGATACAAGAGGATTTCATATATTTGATACGGAAACCCTTACCCA